GTCAATCTCGTAGAGTTTTCAAAAAAATCCATGTCACTTTTTTTTCTGGTCGGTGTTTTAGTCGGTGGTTTGTTGGTTCGGTGATCGAGTCCGAGGTATTCGCTGCGGGCGTGTTGTTGTGCTGTGCGTTTGTTGTTGATGTATTGCGTTCCGCGTTTGCTGTTGCAGCTTGAGCAGGCTCCGACCCACAGGTCTTGGTCGGTTGGGTCTGATCCTGCGTCGACTTCGATGAGGTGGTCGATTGTTGTTGCGGGTTGTCCGCATCCCCAATGGCATGGGCGTTGCCATTCGGCTAGGAATGCTGCGCGGTTCTTTCGGTAGCTGACTTGGTCTAGGTCTTTTCTTCTGGTCATGGTTGCCCCCTTCTAGCGCGACCCCCCGAGGGGTCTTGCTCTCTTGCTCTGTGAGCGGGTTTGTTGTAATGCTCGCCCCCCGCAATTCCAGTAAGTCTCTGAGGTTGCCGGATGTTTGACATCGTTGGACGGTCACCTTTCGTATTTATGACGTTTAGACGCTGCACAGTCGCTCGGAGGCAGACTGCTCGACCCTCGTTCCCGAGTGTTCTTCCGGCTGAGTGCAATCCCCAACGCGCGCTTGCGTGACTCAATTGTGTTGGCATCTTAGTCCTTGCGTATCCCCTGGAGGATTGCTATGCCGATACTTATCAGGAGGATGTACCACGCGACTACGATCATACGACTGTGCCTAAGCCTGGTCGGGTTGGTTCGTATGCGGTGACCCATTTGTCTTGCCATTGAATCGGCTCGGGTAGGTCGGTCATTGGGTAGAGGCGGTACATGGGCATCTCGAAGCAGTCAGGGAATGTTTCTTGATTGTTGTCAATAACAGCTGCGCCAGTTGACCAGCCGTGAATGCGGACTTCGTTGTTGCGTACCCTGGCGAAAATGAACTTGTGATCAGGGTTGTCTCGCCTGCGTACCTTGAGCAGACCGTCAGGGTTCTCGGTGGAGCGGACTTGATAGTTCAACACATCGAATCCGTTCGGGTCTTCGTCGAGGTCTTCCCATTCAAGACCGAAAGCCTTCGCTACTGCGTACTCTGCGACTACTCCTGAGATGCTCGTCTGGAACCAGTTCTGTTCGTGGTATTTGCGTTCGGGTTGGTTCGGTGCCCTGCCCTTACCAAGTGCCCTTAGACGGCGGTTGACGCCCGCATAGCAGGCTTCTTGATACTCGTCAGGCAGGAGGAACACACGGACAATCTGTTTCATTTGACTTTGCCTTGTCTCTTGACGATGTCTTTTGCCATTGCAATGTCGCATCGGCGGTTCAGTTTTTCCTTTTCAAGCCATTTTTTTGTGGCTCGTTCTTGGCTTGGAGATTTGCGTTTCATTGGACTCGACCGAGCCTTCCGAGGCGGTCAGCGATGACATCTAGATCGCGTGGACGCCACAGGTGGTATTCGATACCGGCACCGATGAGGCAGCGGGCGTACTTTTCTTGCTCGGCGGAAAGTTTGCCGTCGGCGGTTTTCAGTTCGCAGAAGATGACTCCTCGAGAAGGCACCGAGGTTGAGACAAGAACGAGGTCGGGGAATCCGTTGCCGTCTGAACGCCAGACGCCTGGACGAGGCGATGAAGGTGAGGCGTGGAAGACGAGCCATTGCTGCATCTTTGCAATCTTGATCACTTGGTCTTGGAAGAGCTTCTCTGAGACGGTCATTTGTCTTTTCCTAGCATGAAGCCAATCCAGAAGACCGAGAATGTCATGATGACAAAGGTCAGGAAGTCAATCATTGAGTCTCCTTCTGTAGGTCATTGTTGCAACTATTTCGACACTGTCCCCGCACAATTTGTGGTCAATACTGACAACTCCTGTTTCATTTCTGTCTGGGAATGAGTTGAGTAGCGCGTCAAGGAGGTCATGGAATATGTCCCTTTGCTTAGTGCTGAATTCTTCTTGAGTACACGTTGTTTTGCTAATTACCTGCATCAGAACGCCTCCTCAGGAGTCTCATTTTGCGCAGCTGCTACTTCGCCGTTCTTCAGCGTGTCAATGTAAGCGGAGGCTTCTCTTTTGCTCATTCCCTGAAGGTTTGCCGGTGGAACTTTGCCCATTGACTTACAGACGGCGCGGATCATGTTCTGTTGTTTCTCTGACGCAAGGTTAGACGACTCGGTGATTCGGGTGTCTCCTGACATTCTCTGAACTTTCGACATCTCTTCCCTACTCGGGCGTTTCGTCCAGTCGGTGCTAGACGCAAAATCACAATCTGCTAACGCTCGCCCAATGGCACTCGTACACGCATTTTCTATATGCGATGTTTTATTGACGTTATTAGACCCGCGCAACTCTTCAGCAAAGTCTGTCGCTATTGGACGGTCGTCTTCACGATCAACATAGATATCAGCCTGGACAATCACTCGATCACCTTCAAAGGTAATGAGTTTTGTAATCACTCGACCTTCGGGATGTTTCTCCCAAAATCTCGCGAGGCGACTGGCAACTGGTTCATAATCCTCAATGCTCATTTCGGTTCAACAATCCATTCGATGATTGCTTTCATTTCGTCGTTGTAGCTCATGCTCGGGTGACGCATCCGTTCGGCTGCGTTGCGCATAGTCATAATGAGAGCGATGGCTTGAGAGACTGTTGAGCCTTCTTCGAATCGCATCTCTTCGTCAAGTTTGACTGACAGATTCATAAGACGAGCAATGATCTCGTCGGTTGTTAGTTCCATAGTGTTTCCCTCACTTGTTTTGTTACGACCCTGAAGTCGCTCTCCAATGCCCGAGACCGCCATTGTTGTAGAGGTATCGAGCAACCCTGACATTACACGACGGATCTTGTAACGCGCGGATGATGTCTTGTTTCTTACAGACTGCCCGTGTCACAGATAACCAGCTCGAGTTGACCTGAAGCAATCCGATGTCTAAGGACTTGACTGCTTTGCATTTCCTGTATGTCGCTGCGGGGGACAGTTTGCAATCTGAAGAACTTGTGCCTGGGTAATAGTTCCAGCCAATCGCCTTAGGTGTGCAACGCGATTCGCGGTACATGATGCGTGACATTGCCGGCACGACCTTTGCGGGAAAGTGCTTGCGTAGGAGCGGTTCCCATTTGGGGCAGGAAAGAGCAGCTGCGGATGCGTGGCTTGGGATAGATAATGCGGTGATGAGGGCGATTGCCATGATTCTCTTATTCAACCTTTTCAACTTCTGTTGGCGGAGACCAGGTCAGCCAGGGAGCGCGCCTTGTGGCGACTGTGATTCTGATGTGTTCTCCTGTTGCCAAATCCGTGAAGATTTGGACGAGGGTTAGTTTGTCTCTTGACACTAACGGAAGGTATCCCCAGGTAGGGATCATTTGTCTCTCCTGATGTCGTTCATCATTTTCATGTAAAGCCAGCAAGATATCCAGCCCATTATGAAACTAAGGATGAATTGTGTGTCGGTCATTGCGTTTCCCTTCGCTCGACTTGTCCTGATGTTGTAACACAGACGCGGGTCAGTTTGGCGGATTCGACCCCAGACGCAAGCAAGGGAAACAAGAGAACGTCTGGGATCTAGCTCGAGGAGAATGACATCCTCGGGCGTTCTTAGGCGTTAGCCAGCGGGCTTTGCCATAATTGCGGGGGGTTTATCTCCGCAAACATACTGCCAATGCCACGCCTCAAATTCAGGTGACTTGGGGTCTGACCCTTGTAGGTAGAACCCATAGGTCGGTGCGTTGGCGCAAAGCCAGTCGAAGCATTTTCCGCCCATTGAGACAAGTGCGCCGTCTTTGTCGTAGGCAAGATCTATCGCAAGTCCGAAGCCGTGATTTGATGTTCCTGGCACTCCACTAGGGGACTTGCCTTTCTTGAGGTACCAGACTTTGTCTTGGTATTTGCGCGTGACTTGTGGCGTGCGTCCGAGGTCTTTGAGGCTGTAACGATCACTGAACATTGCCAACTGTGCATCGAAGGGACGGTAGTCGCCTACATTGCGGAGCTTGAATCCAGCAGCGAGGCAGTCGGCGTACATCTTGTTGAATGCAGCTGCTGCACCTGTCCACATTTCTCCGCCTGTCTTGACTTTCTTGAGCATTGCAGGCGTCAGGTTGCCGTTGCCAACTTTGGCAACTTCAGCGGGAAGAACCATTTTTTTGTATGGGTAGACCTTTGTCATACTGGCGGGTCTTTTGGTTTGTCTTTGAGACCGTTGCCAGCAAGTAGCCCGATTAGTCCACCGGCAAGGGTCATGAGCATGGGGGAAAGAATTGCCCAAGCCTCTGAGTCGTTGGGGGCTTGCTCGGTTGGCTGTACTACGAACAGCAGCCCGTAGAGCAGTGCAACAATTGAGAACAGGAACGCGCTCGAGAGGCATACGCCTACGACAAGAATAAGTCGTGCTTTGATTTGCTCGTTGGTAAGTCTGTTTTCGGGTTTCATTTGCATTTGCTTTCTATGAATGAGTCGTGAGCGGTGTCGGTTGTTGCGCAGTTATGACGTACACGATCTGCGCAGGCTGTGAGGGGTAGCAAAAAGACCAATAAAATAAAGGCTTTTGACGGGTTTGCAATTTGCATTATGCGCCACCGATATCTTCTACCCAGATTTGCGCCGGAGTAAATGCATTGCGGTCAAGTATTGGAGTGCCTGTTGTGGATGTAGAACTTGCACAACCGACAAAAGTTACTGAACCTGCACTCGGTGTTGTAAAAGCCTGACAAATCAGTCCTGATTTAGTTTTTGCTGCTGACGGTGTTGTGATGGTATTGCCAGCAACGGTTATACCTGCTGCATTAGTAACACGAATAACAAGCGAAGTTGAACTATCTGCGACGGTTGGCGTATCAACCCTGGGTTCAAAGTAAGTAACTTTGTATATTCTGTTTGCTACAGCAGTCCATGTCACAGTCATACCAGTAGCCACTGCAACCGACGTAGTGAGCGTGTAAGCGGTTGAACTCGTAACGACGGCGGTCATCAACCCACGAGGGAAGTTGTTTTGCTGTGCAGCCGTCAGGATTGCTCCTGAGACAAATGTTGTGTTAGGTGTGGTTGCCATGTGTGTCTCCTTTAGAAACTTAGAAGGTTAGTTGTGGAAAGAGTACCGAATATCGCGTCGTCGAGCGTGAAATAAGCGTTGCCGTCTGTCGATTCCATTGTGAAAGTGACCAGGTGCGAGCCTTTGCCGATTCGGTGTTCAATGCCTGAAACGATAAGAGTTTGCGTTTCTGAAAGTGGCGTACCTGTCGTGAAGTCTTTTTGAACGCTGATGATTGAGGTCATGTCAATGGCGAAGATGGTTGACCATTGTGCCGGAGTAAGAGCTGCAAGTTGACAAGTGATGCCTGTAAACCGAAGGACAGGGTTGGCGTATTTGCCGAGAAGGTACGCGCCGAGACCGTTGACTTCTGTTGTGGTTGAGTTGAGAAGGTTGAGGAGGTTGTAGTTTTGTGCTTGATAGAGCGCGACGGAGGTTGCGTCTGAGTTTGTTTGTGCAGCTCCGGCGGGTGATTGGGTGACGATGTAGTTGTAGAGCAGTTCCGATCCGAATTGCGATACAAGAGTCATGTAGTCGATACCTGTGCCGTCGGTTGTAAAGTTTGCCCCTGAGACGGGGTTCAGAACGCTCGACCTTCCCTTGAAGGTTAGGGTTCCGTCGGCTGAGACATAGAGATAACCCTGTTCGGAAGTGTTGACCTGTTGTAGATAATTGAGAACATTTGTGTCTTGAGCGACGGCGTATGCGCCCAACGAGGAAGACCCTGTGCTAATAGATCTTGCGCCCTGGTAGGTAATTTCTGGACGGTTCAGGACAGTGTCAATGCGTGCTCCTGATACCTGTGCTGACGGTGTGAACGCGTTGAGCTGCTGATTGGCAAGAGTTGAGAAAGCGTCCACGCATCGAGCAACCATTCGACCCTGTTGAGCGTTTTGATAGTCAAGGTTCCAGTCCTCAACGAAGCCTGTGAAGATTGGGGTGCCGTTTGCGTAGATGATGATTGGCGAGCGTGGCAGGACGAACGGGTAGTAGATGCTTGAAGTGTTGAGCGGGTCAAGGATTCGGGAGTTGTTGTTGAAGACGACTGTTGCGTTGCCTGCGTTGAATTGGTCAAGTTGGCGGTTCCGTCCGCGTTTGATTGAGACTGACAAGACAATGTCTGTGAGGTCGGTAAATTGGATACCTCCGAGGGTGCCGGTGTCAAGGAGACCGGAGGTTGCGTTGTCTAACTGGAATGGGTTGCCGAAGTTTGCCGTTGTTTGGAATCCGACAAGAACTTGGTAGGTCGGAAGGGTCATGAGAAGGGCGCGAAAACTAGACCTGATTCGCGTTCGTAGGCTTGTATTGCTTCCACGATGTCGGAACCGATGGAACCTGGGGATGAAATAAGTCCGGCTGAAATGTTGAAGTTGATACCTCCACCGCCGAAGCCCATTGAAAGGTCTCCTGAACCTCCGCCACCTGTGACTCCACCGCCAGATGCGACTGATGGAGGTGTTACTGATCC